AAGTCATGTTTCTTGTCATACTTGGCCTGAATTTGGTCGAATGAACGCAGATTTCTTCACTTGCGGCGAAAAAGACCCTCGAATTAGTGCTAAATACATTATTAACGCTTTAGAATCTGAAAAATATCGAATTCGTGTCGTAAAAAGATAAAAAAAGTGGTATAAATAAAAACAGCAAACTAATTGTGTAAATAGTGGCGTCTAGAGCATTCAAAGATATCAACTTATCCTTCAAACGTCATCCTGTGACGAATGATGTTGTTGTAATTCGTGATGAAGACGCTATTAAAAGGTCTGTTAAGAACATAATTTTTACAATTCTTGGCGAAAAACCATTTGAACCCAATTTTGGATCAGTAATCAACGAATCTTTGTTTGATTTAAATACATCATTGAATGAAATACGAGTTGGAGATGAAATTTCTGCTTCCTTACGCAATTATGAACCAAGAATCAGTGATATTGATGTAACAGTTACTGTTGCACCTGATACAAATGAGATGAATTGTACGGTTCAATATGAAATAGTTGGTTTATCCACACCACCACAAGAAGTGGAAGTTCTTCTTTTCCCAGCTAGAGTATAATGGCTTTCGGACAATACGTTAATTTAGATTTTGATCAAATTAAATCGTCTATCAGAGATTATCTGAGGGCAAATACTAATTTCACTGATTATGACTTTGAAGGATCAAACCTTTCGATAATTATTGATGCATTAGCGTATAATACATATACAACTGCCTATAATACTAATATGGCAGCAAATGAGTGTTTTCTTGACTCTGCGACACTTCGAGAAAACGTTGTCGCACTTGCAAGAAACATTGGTTATGTTCCAAGATCTCGTAGATCTGCAAGAGCAAAGATATCTTTTATTGTAAGTGGTCTTTTAGAGACTTCGACACTCACATTGAACTCTGGCATCGTTTGTAATGGTGCTGGCGAGAATACTAACTACATATTTTCCATTCCAGAAGATATTACGGTTCCTGTTACAAATGGTGTTGCAGAATTTAGTAATATTGAAATATATGAAGGTGCTTTCATAACACAAAGTTTTACTGTTGATACTTCTTTGTTTAATCAGAAGTTTATTCTTGATAATTCATTTATTGATACATCAACTATCAAAGTTAAGATTAAAGCATCCTCAACAGCGACCTCCTCCGTTACATATCAACAAATTGATAACATAATTGGTATTACATCTACATCAGCATCTTACTTATTGCAAGAAATTGAAGATGAAAGGTATGAATTGATCTTTGGTGACAATGTAATTGCTAAAAAGTTGTCAAATGGTAACGTGGTCACGGTTTCTTATATCATAACTGATGGAAGAGATGGAAATGGTGCTTCAGAATTCAGTTTTGTAGGAAATATTACAAATCAAGATGGTGGATCGATCAATCCATCTCTTATTGGTCTTGTTTCAACGGAAGAAAATTCAAGAGACGGTGATGAAATTGAATCTATCTCCTCAATCAAGTATTACGCTCCTCGAATTTACTCCTCTCAGTACCGTGCAGTCACATCATCTGATTATGAATCAGTTTTAGGATATATTTACCCTAATGTTGAGTCTGTAACCGCTTTTGGTGGTGAAGAAATGAGTCCTCCTCGTTTTGGAAAAGTTTTCATATCAGTTAAACCTCGAAATGGTGATTTTCTTTCTGATGAAACAAAAAGAGAATTAGTTCAAAGATTAAAGAGTTATGCAGTCGCTGGAATTGTGCCAGAGTTTATTGATTTGAAATATTTGTATGTTGAGTTGCAAACAAATCCATATTACAATCCAAGTTTGAATGATGATCCAGATAATCTTAAAACTGGCGTTTCAAACGCACTGACTCAATATTCACGTTCAATAGATGTGAATAAATTTGGTGGTAGATTCAAATATAGTAAAGCAGTGTCATTAATTGACAGTATTGACTCATCAATCACTTCAAATATCACTCTTGTGACGATTCGACGTAATTTAAAAGCAGTTATAGGTCAATTTGCTCAATATGAAGTTTGTTATGGTAATATGTTCCACACTCAAGAAAGTTCATATAACATAGTTTCGACAGGATTTACAATTGAAGGTGTGACAGGAACTGTTTACCTTGCTGATGAAGTAATCAATCGTGAAAAGGGTCGAATATTCTTCTTCACATATACTGAAGGTGGAACTCCAAATATAATTAAGAAAAATGCTGGAACAGTTGATTATATGCATGGTGAAATTCTTATAGATACAGTGAATATACTTTCAACAGTGATTGCAAACAACGTAGTTGAAATTCAAGCAATTCCTCATTCAAATGACGTTGTTGGTCTTCGTGATCTATATGTTAAGTTCGATATGACAAACACAACAATTAATATGATTCAAGATTTAATCGCATCTGGTGAAAATACCTCTGGATCAAGATTTGTTCACACTCATAGTTATTATACACCAACTTATACGAGAAAATCAAACTCTCCAGTAACTACTGGTAGTGCTCTTTTACCTTCAACAGCTTCATCAACAGGAACAACCACCACGTCAGGTGGAACTTATACTACATCAACCACAACTTCATCAAGTGCAAGTTCAAGTGGATCTTCATCATCTAGTTCTAGTTCTGGCGGCGGATATTAATGATAGACACCTCAATACAAAGAGTTGAAATAAATCAGGTAATTGAAAATCAGTTACCTGAGTTTGTGCAATCAGAAAGTCCACTTTTTGTGGATTTTATGAAACAATATTATATTTCCCAAGAATATCAAGGTGGATCTATAAACATTGCTGAAAATTTAGATCGATACACTAAATTAAAAACATATGTTGGTGCTGCACTTACTGAATACACTGGATTAACAACAAATACAGAATCATATTCCTCCACAATTTTTGTAGATTCAACACATGGGTATCCAAGTAAGTATGGATTGTTAAAAATAGATGATGAAATTATAACTTACACTGGTATTGGAACAACATCCTTTACTGGATGTATTCGTGGATTCAGTGGCGTTGATGCGATGGATCAACCTATGAGACCAGATTTATTATCGTTTAATACAACTGTAGGTGCATCTCATACTGGTGGTTCAAAGGTTCATAATTTATCAAATCTTTTTATTCGTGAGTTTTTTGATAAACTTAAAACAACCTTTGCAAGTGGTTTTGAAAACCGTAAATTAGACAGTGATTTAGATCAAGTTAAATTTATTCGACATATTAAAGATTTTTACAAAACGAAAGGTACAGAAGAATCATATAAAATTTTATTCCGAGCATTATATGGTGAAGAAGTTAATATTATCAAACCATCTGAGTTTTTAATTAAACCCTCAGACGCTGATTATGGATTTGCACAAGATTTTGTAGTTAAAGCAATTACAGGCGATCCTCGTAATTTAAAAGGATCAACACTCTTTCAAGATGCTGATGAAGATGATAGTAACATTCGTGGTGCTTCTGGTGCGATATCAGATGTCAAAGACTTTTTATATGGTGGAGAACATTATTATCAAATAAGTGTATCAAAAGATTCAATTGATGGCAACTTCATAGTTCCAGGCAGAACTCGTATAACTGATCCTGTATCAATTGGTGCGACCATAATTACTGTTGATACAACAGTTGGATTCCCTACAAGTGGTTCTTTATCGTTGCCAACAGCGAGTGTTGCTGGTGTTGTGACTTATACAGGTAAAACTACAAACCAATTTGTAGGAGTAGACACTGCTGTTGATGTTTTAAATATTGGTGACGATGTAAGATACAATAATGTTGCATATGGATATTCTTTTGCAAGTAGTACAAATAAGATAGAAGTTCTAGTCACAGGTGTTTTAAAAGATTTTCCAATACCTGATGAAACTTTTTACTTTAACAAAGGTGATAAGATAAAAGTTGGTTCATTTGGTATTAATAAAAGTTCAGAGGATAGTAATTTTGGGTCATATGTTTATAACACTAGTGTAAAATTCACTCCAAAAACAGTTGTAAGACAATCAAGTAGTAGTTTCAATATCGTTACTCTTTCTGATCATGGATTTTTAGAAGAGGATACTGTTGAAGTTTTAGATGGTCAATCCACCTTAGTTGCTGTTGGTCGTGTTTTAAGTGTTATCAGCAGTTCATCACTTGTTTTAGGTGATTTGCCTGGCGTTGGTGTAAACAATTTTGCATTTATAAGAAGAAGATTAAAAAAAGGAAACAGTTCTCTTCATACCAATATCAACAAATATACAACTGACGTTCAAAACGTATATGATCATGATAGTGATAATCAATTTGCATTACCTCCACACCCTCATGCATACGTTGCCTCACCATCTATTCCAAGTTTAGGTAATGAACCTATAGTTGCACCAGATCGTTCTGTAACGTGGACTGGCGCCACTGGTGGCGACGTTATACAATTAATACAGGTTACAGAGGGTGCAGCAGATCATGGATTCTATTCTGGAGAAGTTGTTACATATAATGTAATCAGTGGTTTCTTAGGTCAGTTAATTGATGGTAAAAACTACTATGTAAGTCGTATTGATTCTAATAACATTCGTCTTGCAAACTCTCTACCTGATCTGGTAAATGGAGATTTTGTAGATGCAACAGGAGATGGTACTTTTAAGATATCCGTCCCCGATTTAGCAAATAAAAAACTGGAACATCAAAAATTATTAAAGAGATTTTCTTTGAATCCAGTGTTTGATGGAGCAAGACGTGAGACAGCGCCAGGCACCACTGGCATGCTTGTAAATGGTACAGAGATATCAAACTATAAGTCAGGTGATGTTATATTTTTTGGTGGTGTTGAAACTATCGATGTTTTGGAAGGTGGTTCTGAATATGATGTCATTACCCCACCAAAAGTCAGTCTTGAAAGTTTAACTGGTGCTGGTGTAAGTGCGACTGCAAATGTAAAAGGTCAGTTTGAAAGAATCGATGTCATAGATCCAGGCTTTGATTATACTGCACCACCTAAGATTGAGATTAGTGGTGGCAACGGTAAAAATGCAATCGCAAGATCAAGATTAAAACAAGTTGATCATTTCATGGATTTTGATGCATCATCAACAGGTGATGCAATCAGTATTTCAGAGGATACTATTGGTTTTGGAACATTTCATAAGTTCCGTGATGGTGAAGCTGTAATCTACAAAACATTTAATACTGGTGCAATTGGTATTGCAAGTGCTGGTATTACTACGACTTTAATTCAAGAAACACCAGATCAAAGACTTGTTGACGAGTCTATTTACTTTGTATCTAAAATTAATAATACAACCATCAAACTTGCAAATAAACAAAACGATGCGTTAACTAAATCAAACTTAATTAATCTTACTGGATTTGCTGATGGCACACAAAGACTTCAAAGTTTAAATAAAAAACTTGTATTAGGTCAAATTATTATTGAAAACCCAGGCGAAGGATATGAAAATAAAAGAAGATTAGTTCCCACTTCTGGAATCAATACATATTCTGATTTTATAGAATATAAGAATCATGGATTTGAAGATGGTGAATTAATTCGTTACTCAAATAATCTTGTTAAGATTGGTGGTTTAGATACCGATCAAGATTATTATGTTTTAAAAATAAGTGATGACCGTTTTAGACTTGCAGCTGCTGGTATCGGAAGTACTCTATCAAATTTAAATTATCTATCAAAACAATTTGTTGGAATGACTTCGGTTGGTTCTGGAGATCATATATTTAATTACCCTC